AAAAATGATTATGTCCTTGAGGTGTACTACAAATAATTACTTTTGATGTTTTAGAATTTGAAATTATTGGATATGCTGAAGTATAAAATTTTGAAGCAATACCTTGAGGAACAAAAGCAAACTCATCTAAAAATAAAATATTTGCTGATGCTGAACGTCCAGCATGAATTGTAGTTGCTCTTGAATATACTGAACATCCATTTTCTAACTTAATAAATCCCCCAGCCCATCTGATTATATTTTGTTGTAACCATTGAGGAATCTGTTCATAACTTCTTTGTAACTTTTCCATAATTGCTGATGCATCAGCCGCAGTCTTACTTAATATTGCTATTTCTTTATAAGAATTAAATAATAAATACCAAAGAATATAAGCAATTGTAATTACTGATTTACCAACTTGTCTTGACGCTAAAATTATACTAAATCTATTATTATGTAAATGATCAATAAATTCTTCTTGAAAATCCCATAAATTTATTTATTTAATCCTGCATCTAATTCGACAATATAATAATAATTTGATATAAAATATAAAGGATCTTTTCTACACTTATCATATTCTTTTAACATTTCAGGTGTATACTCTATTGTAGTCCCTTTGGGCTTGACTAATTCATTTCCCTCGTAGTGTGTTTCAATTGGTACATATTCTATTTCGGGAGCTATTTCAATTATTCTTTTATTTTTTTTGCTTTTCATGTACTAACCCCTTAGAAGTTTCTTCTAATATTTTTAATAATTCTGCGGGAGTAGAAGTAATATTTATTTGAGTATTATTTACAGTTTGAGGATCTAATCTTTTCGGGGAATCTAAAAACATTTCTATTTTATTTGGACCAGTTTGTTCATCAATTTCTCTTGTAACATTTACTAAAGAATTTGTTATTTTTGCAAAAGCATCTATTTCTTTTGAAGATGGTGTATCATCAGTTGACATCGTATCTAATATTTTTTCATTGATTACTCTAATATTTGTTCTTGCATCTTTTAACGCAGTAATATTTTCTTCTCGTTCTTCTTTATAACGATTTATGTCTTTTATTAATTCTATATTTTCTGTATATGGTTCTAAATCGGATGGTGCATCTTCTATTATAAGTACACTTGTACCAATACATTCTTCAAAAGTATTTTCATCTTTAACTTGATTTGGTTTAATATTTAATACTTTATCTATTTTATTAGTATTCATTTGATTATTACTTTAAAACCTTTATTTTTAAATTTCATTAGATTCCAAATCTTAATTCTATTGGATTTATTTGATAATTATCTCCAGTAACAAGAGTCTTTATTCCAACATTTTTGACATAATACATTTTACTTGTCGATGATCCACATATTGCCCAACCATAAAAACTTTGCGTACCTAATGATGTCCAAATCACACCAGTCCCATTATTATATTCAGATACACAATTTACACCATCTAAAACTGCGGATTCAAATTCTACATTATCTAAAGTTTTTATCGTTAAATTACTTGTTCCAGTAACTTCAACCAAATCTGATTTTGCGCATGAATTAGCCGGAGTATAATCATTTGAAAAGAAAAATAGTTCTAACTTTTCAAAAGTAGTTGTACCAGAATAACCCTGAAAAACTACATTCATTAATTCTAGCATTCCTTCCGCACACCATGTCTGCCCTACTGCCATTTATTTATTCCTTTTATATTATTTATTAAATTTTTGTTCCTGTCATAAGTGCTGTGCAAGAAACAGGTTCAGTTTTAAAACTTTCAGTTATATATTTAAAAAATTCTTGTAATTGAAAGATATAACTATCTTCTTCTCCAACAAGTGTACCAAATCTTGTATTAATTGTTTTAATAATTTCTGAACTTGAAATTGGTGGAAACAATGGTATAGGAACTCTTATTGGTATTTCTACATTTACTAATCTTAGATCTTCTGAACTAAGGTCTTCACTAACATCAAAAGCAATTGAAGGATCTATTGTTAAAGGTAATGAACATCTTAAATCAATTGAATTTATTAATTTTATATTTAAAGGTTTTTGTGGTTGAAATTGTGGACATATTTGTTCTACAATTTGACACATATCATCAAACTTACGAGTTATAATAAATAATGTATAATCTGCTATATACCAAGCAGGATTTCTTAAATAATTAAAACTTTCTCCGCCAGCTGGATTAGTTTCACTTGAACTTGAAATATATTTATTAAGCTGATTAGTTTGAATTGTTTCATCTTTATTAAGGACACTTAATATTAAAGCCATTCTTGGTAAATTACTATAACGTTTTATACCAGTAGCTAATTGATATTGTTGATATTCTTCTAAAATTTTACTTTTTGTTCCAATTTCTAATGGAACTGCATATTCCGTTAATGTCCAAGTATCAGCAGTTTTATCATATGCTCTTTGCTTAATGGTGACGTCGTTAAACATATCAAGAATTGCTGCAGTAACTTTACTTAAAGTTCCAAAATACCAATATGGGAGTGACAATTTATATTACCTTCTTTTTATTTTTTACAAATTATACTAATTTTTAAAGTCTTATAAAAATTATTTATTTTAATAATCACCAAAAATACTATGTTCTTCACCAGGATCTTTTATTTCATTCCCAGCTGTTTCAATTGCTGCATTTTCATCTGTTGGTGGTGAATCATCATCAGTAACAGAATCAATATCAGTGTCTCCAGTTTCAATTGAAGTTGTTGCATCATATTGAAACATTTTAACATCAAAACTATAATAACTATCAAATAATAAATTATAATGAGTTATTTCAAATAACATATGTTCATCATGAATTATAAAATAAATTAAATCTCCTGCTTGTACTGGAATTGCTGAACTTCCCCCTGCTATTAAAATAGATTCAAAATCATCTTTTCCAACAGTTATTTTTAAAGTCTCAGGTTCAATAAATAATCCAAATTTTCCAAAATTATCTATTGCTTCATGTAATTCATCATAACCTTCAATATACATTCTTATATCAAATGCATCGTCATAATGTATTTCAGGAATTTCTCCAAATACATAATCTATCGCAGAAGAAGCAAATTCAATAGGTACATATTTACAATCAATACCAAACATTTGACATGCTTCTTTATACATATATTTTTGATATGAACTGAGATAGTTAGTATTTACATCAAAATATGAATTTGCATTACTAGGAGTGGGTTCAGTCATTATTAACCTTTAAATTTTATTTTCCAGCTGCAATATCTGCTATATGAACTTCACCGTCTTTACCATATTTTTCAATATCGGCATCAGTGATAAATTCTACTTTAGCATATCCTTTTGGACCAGGTTTACTTAATAATTTTACTTTTGTTACTTTACCCATATAACTTACTTTTATAATTTTTTCATTTAATATGTCTTTAAATTTCATTTGGGTCTCCATTTCTGAACTATAGATTTAACTAAGTTCTTAATTTTTTAAAATATCTTCTTCTAATCCTTCAATAAAATTTTTAATAGATCTTAATGATCCTAAAATATCTTTTTCTTTTTTTGCTTGTATTATAGTTCTTTTTATTTCATTTTCAATATTTTTTAATAAAGTAAGTGCTTGTTCTTTACTAACATAACCAAATGCATTTTTTTGAACATTACCTTTAACTTCATTTATATCACTAAATTTCATTAGGATCTCCGATTTTTTTATTTTGTCTTTTTTCTAATGTTTGAACAAGATTAGATGCTTCTAATAAAGAATCAAATGTACCAGCATCTAACCACATTACATCTTTATTTAAATAATTTACTTTCATATTATTATTATTAAAATATTTATTATTAAGATCTGTAATTTCTAATTCACCTCGTGCAGAAGGTTTTAATTCTTTAGTTAATCGTATTACATTATTATCAAAAATATATAAACCAACTACTGCATGATCTGAAATAAATTCTTTTGGTTTTTCAATTATTTTTATTGCTACTTCTCGTTTATTAAATTTAAGTACGCCATATCTTTCTGGTTCATTTACTTCATAAACAAATATTCTTGCGCCGGATTCAAAATATTTAATGCTATCTAAAATATCATCTAAATTTCCACCATGAAAAATATTATCACCAAGAATTAAACATACATTATCTTTCTCAATAAATTCTTCTCCTATAATAAATGCATCAGCAATTCCTTTAGGTTTATTTTGAACTTTATAATATATATTTACATTCCATTGATGTCCATGACCTAATAATTTTTCATATAAATGTATATGTTCAATATTGGAAATTACTAAAATATCTTTTATATTAGCTTTTATCAAAGTAGTTAAAGGATAATATATCATAGGTTTATTGTAAACTGGTAATAATTGTTTACTCATAGATTTTGTTACCGGATATAATCTTGTATTATTTCCGTCCGCTAATATTATACCTTTCATGAAATTTTCTCCTTTTAATAAATTAACCTTTTATATATCTCTTAGCTGTTTCTTCTATATTTGCTGAAAGTGTGAATAATAACTGAGCTACTTCTATAATTCTTTTAGATTTTGCTTTCTTAGTTAATCTTCCCAATTCATTAGTCATATATTCTAAATCATTAATAAGAGTATCTGGATTACTTTTTTCGCTTCCCCAACTTCTTTCTTTTCCTTATCACCTTTCCACCCTTTATCTACTTCATCAAAAAATTTCTTTTTTTCATCAGTATTTAATTTATCAGGTTCATCAACGCCATACTTTTTTAACTTTTTTTTAAAAAAATCTTTATAAGATTCTTCTTCAATTAATTTATTAATAATTTTTGAATATTTCATTTTGTTTTTTCCTTTTTATTTTCGATACGTTTTTTCCCAATAAGTAAAAGCTTTATCAAAAGATATAAATCTCTTATAAGATTTAGGTAATCTTCCAGTAACAAAATAACCAGAATCACCATCTTCTTCTTGTCCAAAAGTAATTGTTTCTCCCTTATATTTTGTATATATCCATTCTCCAGGAACCATTACTTTCTTTAAAGTATTCTTATCATCTTTTATTATTTTACCATTAGCATTAGTAATTTTTGGTTTACCTTTATTATCAAAATTATCTTCTAATATTTTTGT